TTTTATCTCTGAATAATGTTATTAAATCGTCTAGGTAATCTACTGCTAAATCTGTACCATATTTAACTTGAAAGTCAGGAGACGTTTTATAGTATTCCATAGTTTCTTCTTTTGACTTTTTTAACAGTGGCAGTAAAGTGTTTAACTTGTCTTCAATTTTATCGTAGTCACCTATTCTGTCACCTATAAATTTTTTCAATGCTGGTTCTTGTAAGTTCAATGAATCAACATATGATTGAGAAGTTTGTTCTTCTTCCAATTTCTTTTTCCATAAATCTTTATGGTCAATAACTTTAGATTGTTTGTGAAGCTTTTCAGCGTCAACTGGTTTCCAACCTAACTTGTAATAGTAAATATTTTGAGCTCCTTTAGCTCCCTTTTTAGGATTAAAGGCGTATGGGGTTGCATACTGAGCTCCGTCTCCTGGAGTGAAGTGACCTGCGCCTGCTCCTCCTCCTGTTGCACTCATTTCTTTTAAGCGTTTACGAACAAGTTCTTTGACTTCTTCTTCGTTTATAGATGACAATGCTTTATATTGTTTTGGATAATTAGCTCTCAAATGAGTTCTAAATTGATTCCACACATATCCTAAACCATTGTATATTTCTTTAAATTTTGGATCTTTTTTAACCTCATCAAATGTAATAAAGTTTTTATATTCCTTAACAAGAGTTCTAAACGTCTTATATATTAAAGCATAATTAGCTTTATATTCAATGTCCCAAGTTACAGTTCCAGTTTCTGGATCAACTTGAGATTGAGTGGACTTTACGCCTGAAATGTTTTCTGGTTTATCTTCCATTGACTTGTTTTAGTTCTTCAAGTAAATCACAATATTGTAATAAGTTAACTATATGATCGTTGTTAATTTTATCGTTTTTTTCTAAATCAACTAAAACGTTTTTTACTGTTTCGTCCAATTTAATTTTAGTAACTGGATTTTTAGTTGTTTTATTTAGTACGGTAAGACTTTTCTTAATTTCTTGTATTTTAACGTTGTAAAAATCCTTTAATTTTGCTGGATTGTCTACACTGTTGATAAATTCTTTAAGAATAGATTTTTTACTGTCACTAAAGTCAGCGTACTTGTTGTTGAATTTATCAAGTAATATTCTGTAAGTTAAAATGCGAGTATCATTATCATACTTAGAAAATTCTTCCATCAATGTATCTGGTTTATTTTCTTTTTTAACTGCAAAAGTTAAATGTTCTAATATGGCTAATTTATTGGTAATTACCTGATCTGTTGACACTGATTTATTGTCATGTGCTTCAATTAGAGTGTATAATGCAGCGTGTGCTTTATAGTTAGGTAACTTAGTTTTGAAAAATTCCTCTAAATTGTAGTGTTCTTTAATCTCTTTAATTAAATTGTACTTCTGTCTTTTAAGAGCAGACTTGTTAAGTTGTTTAGAACTTTCTAAGATTGAGTTGATTATGATGTCTGCTTTACCTTCGGTTAAGTTAGTACGTTTTAATAAACTTTCATATAGTTTATATTCACGACCTAGTTCTGTCTTGTTGAAGTATTTTTTTAAGATATTGGTAGCTTTTGAGTCGTTACCAGATAATGTATCTGCGGTAATTTGTCGAACCAAAAGTTCAAAAAGTATACCTGTATTCTTAAATTTTGAATGTTTTACTAACATCTAGATTGTATTTTTTGTTATAAATATATAAGGAAATTTTAATCTCGCAATTGATTTTCGTCAAGTAATGATTCTTTTGCTTTATCGGATTGAAATACTAATTTTTTCTCAATTTCATTTAAAAATTGTTTATTTTTTAAATAAGTAGTTTCATTTAATGACTTATTGTTACCATATCCTGGTTGATCATCCACCTTCATGTCTTTTCTGCCTAATCTGTCTCTACCAAATACATTGTCTTGAGTGTTAATGTTTGATGCCTTTTCTTTAGGACGACCTAATGTTGCGTCGTCACCATATCCTGTCGGCACATTCCCTGGATCAGATGTCATTCTACTCTTACCATACAATGATGCTAAGTCGTGTGGTGTACCATATGATTTACCTGTTTCTAATGGATCATTTCCTTCCTCAGTTACCTGACCTAATCTAAACTTACGTTTAGCATCTTGTAAAATAAGATCTCTATATTCATCAAATTGATCTTCACTGAAATGGAATACATTGTGGTAAATCCAATCTGTAGGTAACAATTGAGCTTCCATTATGTTTTTAGCTAAGTCTACTTTTTCCTTCATTAACGCAATTCTTTCTTGATCGTAAATGATAGATGGAGTAGTTAATGAAATTTCAAAGTTTGTTAATGTTTCGCCTCTATATCCTTGAGTGTATAAATGTACTAATGCAATTTTATACAATTCAGATAATATAATACGTTGAATTCTGTCAATTGTACGAGCGAAACGAATGTCTTCTGCTGCTAATGTTGCTTTACCTGACAAATCTTTATCGTAACCCATAAATGCTTTAGGCACTTTAAGTGCAGCGAATAACTTGTCTCTTAAATAAGCCACATCCTCAATACCATTGTATTCTAAACCTTTAGTAGTTTCGATTTTAGTTGCTGTATCGTTGCCACGAACTGGAATGTAAAAATCTTCTAACATGTTTTGCATGTTGTACTTTAAGTTATACTCACCAGTTGCTGGATCCATATATGGTGTTTTCTTCATTGTGGTGATTGTCTTCTTCATAAAGTTTTCCACTTCATTAGGAGGAATAGCACCAACGTTAATGTAAAACACACGTTTTTCTGGGGCACGAGATATTCTATGAATCAACATAGCATCTTCCATCAATGTGTACTGCTTAAATAATTTACGTGCTGGTTCAATGTATGAACGACCATAAGGTAAATAGTTAACATCCGTTAATAAACGAAAGTGAGCCATTTCATAGTTGTCAAAATATATTCCACTTGCATCATCCTTTTTTGATTTGGAACAGTGTACTGTCCTGTGCCTCCAACATAACCATCTGGGCTAAATCTAAATCTTACTGATGCTGGATTTTCTTTGTCATAATTTTCTTGGCGCATAATATGATATGCTGTGTATGGTATAACATTGTACACTCCAAATTTTTCAGCTATTTCTAACTTCAAGAAAAAGTCACCATATTTACACATTTGTCTAACCCAAGACCACATGTTAAACTCAATGTTTAACACGTCATAAAACAAGTTGTAAAGTATTTTTTGAACGTCTTCATCTGAACTACGAATTTGTAACACTTCACCCATTTCGTTTTTTAAAGAACATTCATCCGACACAATGTCTAAAGCAGAAGCTATAATAGCGTCTGTGTCCATTACGTCATAGTCTGAGTATAATTGAGCTCTTAAATATTGATAGTTAACGTTTAACTGTTGACCATAAAGTGATGTAGTGTTAGGTGAGTAAATTCTACTGTACCTGTCTACTAATGAATTTGTTTCATATTCACCACTTTGTTGGATTGAATTAACATCCATTACTCGAAGTTGATTGCCTCCTTCATTTCTGACAATTACGTCAGTTGAGAATAATCGTTTTAACCTCGGAAATATACTTTTATCTGCCATTTTTTATTTAATTAATTAACCAACTTATGTCTTCGTTTTGATCGTTTCCTACTTTCATTGAATACGGATTATCCGTTCCTGATGCAAAATAAGCTCCTTGATATTGTGAAGGTCTTGATATGTTATTTAAAGTTGCTTTTGTTAATTCAATTCCTTGTTGTTTGTTTTTTAAAGCTGTATCTCTTAAATACATTGCTGTACTAAAAGATATAACTAAGTCGTCATTGTATCCTGATTGAGCTTCTGCTCTTCCGTTTTTCCAAATGAATACTTTCATTTCTTCAATTAAACGCTTCGAACGAATATTCACACTACGATCACCAATGTATTCTCTTCCTTTATTAATTACTAATGGACGAGTTCTTAATGACATTGTAAAACCAGGTACCATTTTCGAATGATCTTCATATGGGCTAAAATACGAATCAGACATCGAGGAGTCACTCTTAGATGAATAATATAGGTTCTTATATCCTCTTTCTATTATAGAATCTAATGCTGACCAGCCAATATTGGCATTTTCAACTACAAGTAATGCTTCGTTATATTCTGTTGCTAAACTAACTAAAAAATATCCAAATTCTTTAGGTGGTAATTGTCCTTTATATTCAGCAACCTGTGTATTAGTTGCTATATCAATAACGTGGGCTGCTGAAGAGTCTTTACCATCACCTCTAGCTACGTCAGCCATTATCATATACTCTCTTGTATAATCGGCAGGTTCCCATATCCATAAATTTTGGTCAGCACCTCTTCGCTCTACTGGGTCTTTAATGGTTGTTTCTTTAATAAAATCTATCCATTCGTTATAAAATACAACATCACCTGATGTACTAAAATCACAATCACACTCTTGTGCAGCATGTCTTAGTCCTAAAATTTCATCTTGAGCATCTCTCCATGTTTGGTCTCGTTCAGGGTGAACAGTCCATGGTAAAGATAATGGAACAAATTTATTTTCTCTAGCTTGAGCTTTAGTGAATGATTTATGGAACCAGTTACCTGTACCATAAGGTGTAGATAAGGCTAAACATTGACCCCCAGTAGCTAAGGTTTGTTGTGCTGATGCGAAAATCTCATCAATACCTTCAATAAAAGCTGCCTCATCAATAATAAGGAATGAAACGGCTTCTGATCGACCTGCATCCGCTGTTGCTCCTACTGCTTTAATTTGTGATCCGTTAGCTAAACGTAGCGATAATTTGTTATGTTCCGCCGTTTTAATCTGCATCCATTTGGGAAGCGAGTCATACGCGAACCTAACCTTAGTAACCATGTTTTTCGCTGTTTCTTGTTTAGTAGCGATACATAGTATATTTTTATCTTTTTGGAATAACATTAACCATAAAGAATAGGCTGAGGCTAATGTTGAGATACCTA